CAGTCCTCGCTGCGCACCAGGCCGGTTTTATTGCCCAGCGCGATGTCGGTCTTGGTCAATCGGTACAGCCGCGTTGCCGTCCAGCGCGGGCAGTCCTGGTTGGCGCCCAGGAACTGCTCCAGCTTTTTAGCTGTTTGCCAGGCAGAAGAACCATCCTGTACCGCCTGCATGATGATCCGCTGGATGCCCTCCTGCGTTTCGCGGTCGAACTTCCAGATGCGCGCCGACAGGTTCAGCCCGTCCTGATAGATGCGTTCGTTGGCCGCCTGGATCAGCACGTTGAGCTGCGGCGCGAAAACCCCTTCAGACACAACCTCTTCAAATTTATGCTGCTGCGTTCTACGTGTCTCCGTTTTAAGTATTTCGGTAGCCTCTTTGATTCTCGCCGCGAAACCCCCAAACGCTATCCCAGCAGCCTCTTGGCGCAATTTCTGCACCGTCGGCAGCCAGTCATCGCTCAGCGTCTCGCGCCAGGCCAGCAATGCCGCGCTCTGCGCCTTAAAAGCCAAACCGGCGTCCAGCGCGTCATCCTCACCGGCCCGCAACAGCGTGCTGGTGATCTTGCCCGCCAGCTCGCTCAATATCTCGTGCGTCTGACCAGTAAGGTACATTTGCAGGCGCATCAGTGCCGCCTGCTGCGCCAGGTGCGCCCGTTCAGGCCGGATGCGCTCCAGCCAGTTGCCTACGGTGCTCTCCGTGAGGATCACTGCAACCCCCGCATAATCCCGCCCAGGATCGCATCCATCCGCCCGGCGTCATCTCCCCCGCCCTCGCGCGCCTGGATCGCCTGGCTGATCATCTCGCTGTCGATGCCCGGCAGGAAGCGTGATAACACGTTCCAGACCATCTCCTCCGGGAAGCCCAGCAGCCTTAAGCGCATGGCCGCATCCGCAACATCCAGGATCTCGCGCGGCGTGACTGCCGCCTGCGCTTTCCAGGTGATATCATAGTCCAGACCTTCGGGCAGGATCCCTGCCAGAAGCCATTGACGTTCGAGCAGCGGCCGGATAAGCTCGCTCACCACCCACACGCGCAGTTGCTCGAGCGTCTCGCGGTACTCGTCCAGTTTTTTGTTGAGCACGTCGCGGTTTAGCTCCTCGCCGTAAACCAGCAGTTCCATCGGCATCTCGCCGCTCGCCATCCAGGTCTGGATGTGATGGCGCACGTCCTCGATCTCGTTGAGGCGCGCGTCTCCCTGGATCACGCTGATCGACCCGGGCCGGTTGCTGAAGAAATCCGCCACTGCTGCGCTGGCCGAAAGCGCGGATTTATTCTTTTCCTTGTAGCGCTCGATCTCCGCTTCGCTGGCATTTTCCAACACGTGTAGGTAGCGCATCGATGCCCGCGTTTTGCGCCGCACAGCCACATCCAGTTCACCCTCATTGACCTTGCGCCAGGCGCTGATCCCGCTGGCCAGCATCGGCGTCCCATATCGGCTGCCCTCGTCATGCTCCCACCTGGCATGGATCATCTGCCAATCAGCGAACCAGACCGCGTCCTTCGGCGGCTCTGCGCCAATATGCAGCTGCGATCCCATCCAGTACCCCTTGGTCGGGTCGTCGAAGCGGTCCATCGCGTTGCTGTTGCGCCGCACCCGCAGCGTTGGTTTGCGCGAGATATCGACGATCTCTAACCGCTCGTTGATCACCACCTCCAGAAACGAGTCACCATCCCGCGCCGTCAGTCGCACCCAGTCATCCAGGACCTTATCCAGGTCCAGCCGCTTATACAGTGCTTGTGCGACCTGCGCCGCCCGTTCCTCCCGGCACTTAACTGTAAACCCGCCCTTCGTCATGTCTCGTGCCAGCGTGCGCAGCATTTTCCGCGCGCGTGGATCCTGGCTGTACATCAACCGGCAGGCTTCCACTACCCGCGCCCGCTCGGTTTCTGCCGAAAATTTCTGCGCGACCTCCTCGAACGATTCGCTCAGGCGTAGAGTCTCGGCGCTGGTTGTGCGTTCCTCGCCCCGCGTCCTACGAAAAATGGCATTGATTCTATCGATCAGTCCCATAGGCTTATCCTTCGAAAAGATCGTTGAGCATGTTTTCAAGCATCGGCAGGTGCTGTTGAATTGTTGACATCACCACCGCGTAGCGCCCGCCGTTGGACAACTCTAAAAATTTTCCGTAAAAAACCGTGTGACCGAAGGCGATGACCAGCTCCTCGGCGCTGCCCGAGACCGTCACGCCGTCGGTGTTGAGCTGCGCTGCATCTGGCGGAACCTGTCCGACCACCGTCTCCAAACCAAAACCGTCGACCGCGTAGAACAAGCCCGATCTCGCGTTTCCTGTGCGGTCCTCCCAGGTTGCGTTGAGCTTGCCCTGGTTCGCCATCTCGATGCCGACGTAACTGGCCACCGCATGCACGGCGATCAATACCCGCTCGCCGTACTTTTCGATATTCTCGATCAGCCGCTCAGGTGGCGTAATCCAGTAAATCCCGGAAGTTGTCACTCGATTACCTCTGCCTCGGCTACTGTCCCGACCAGCCGCGACGGTCGTACGAAGGTTACCTCGAACAACATTCCCTCCAGTGTAAGCCGGTCGCCGCGTTGAATGTCCAACTCCGGAGATCCATACACGATCACCATTGCCCGCGCCGCGCTGGATGCGCTCGCTCGCGCCTGCTGGGCCCTCGGCCCGGCTCGCACGATCCGCGCGCCTTGGGCTGCCAGCGTCTGGTCGCCCCGTCGCAGCGTCACCACCACGCGGTTATCGCCGATCATCTCGGCCAGGTCATCGCGCATCTGGGCAAAATCGTCAGCGCTCAGCATCAACCCACCACCAGGTAAGCGCTTGCGCCGCTCAGCCGCTCAGCCGTCTGGACGAACTGCCGTTCCAGCTCGCGCGCCTGCTCGCGCAGTTCCGTTGCCAGGCGCTCCATGCTCACCCGCTCATCGCCGAGCTGGTACGTCCAGGCTTTCTGCGCCGCCGCATTGGCCTGCAGCGTCATGCAGGCTGCCTGGGCATGCAGCAGGACCGCGCCTGCCTCAGCCTTGCTCATCTCCGCGTACTGGTCATCCTCGTCCAGGATGTGACCGGCTGCGTAGGTAATCTGTCGGGTCGATGTGTACCCCGGCGTCGGGTAAATAGTGATCGTCCGGCCGCTGATGGTGTACTGCTCGCTCCACCCGGCCGCAGGCAGCGGGACCAGTCCCTGGTCAGAGATGTAGACGCCCTCCGGAGTTGCCAGGCTGTCGATCTTGATCAGCAAAATGAAATCGTCCGGTAGGCTGTAGCTTGCCTGACCGGCGGTGATGCTCAGTGATGCGATTTTCGTCCTTGGCGCACGACGGTTGAGAGCTTCGACCGCCTCGAAGAGCGCGTCCTGGCGCTGTTCAGCGCCGGGCACGCCGTTTCTTGCCGGTACCGCTCCGCTTAATCGCTCCATCAGCTCGGCCAGTGTCATCATCATTTACCTTTTCTTCCTCTCCGCCGTTTGCGGTGGGGACGCCTCGCGCCACTTTTGGGTGTGATAGGGGAGTGGTCACCTCGATTTCATTCCCCAGGCGGTCCACAATCGACCGCACAGTTTTATCCGGTACGCTCACAATCTCACCCGGGACCACCCACTTACCCAGGATCAACCGCTCGCGCTTGCCAACCAGCTTGAGTTTCGCCATTTGTCCGCCTTTCTCCCCAGATATCCCCTCTCCCGGCCCCTGGATATGTCGAAGGGCGGGAGAGGGGTTTGAGGTGAGGGTGAGCCGTTAGTCAACCAGCTTGACGTACGAGCCCTTCTCGACAATTGGGCTGTCGCTCAGGTTGAACTCCTCGGCGTAATACTGGTCGGCTGCCACCAGCTTGCCGTCGCTGTAGGACGGGAACGGTCCGCGCAGGAGCATCGGGATATAGACCCGGTGCATGACCAGCTCGCGGTTGACCACCAGGATGTAGTCATCGGTGAACTCGGTCGTCTCGAACACGCTCAAGCCCTTGACCCGCCCAACATAGCCGTTGGCGTTCAAGGTCGCATCCGGACGTGACCCGGCCGCGGTGAAGCCGTCCCAGTTGGCCACTTTATCGCTGTTGGTCAGCGACAGGACCACGGCATTCGGCTGGTAGTAGCGGTTGGCAACCTTGACTTTGGACACGCCGATCTTCTCGATCAGCGCCTGCAGCGTGTCAGAGCTGCGGTCCCAGGTCCCGCCGCTGTTGTTGCTTACCTGCAGCACGCTGGCCAGCGCCAGGTAGAAGATGCCGTTGTCGATTTTGTGCGCAATCTCGCGGGTCAGCGCCGCCAGGGTGCGCGCCACTGCGTCGAAGCCCAGCTGGCTGCGCGAGAACACGATCGCCTCGCGGCTGATCTGGGTCGCCAGCCGGTCGGCCATCGCCTCGACCGTTTTAAAGCTCAGCTGCACCTTGCCGCGCTCGATCGCCGCCATCTCGCCCTTGCGAATTGCGTCGTACTGGTAGTCGACCTTCAGCGCCTGGCCATTGGTGATCGTTGCGATCGCCATGAAACGGCCGTTGGCGTAATCGACCACATAGTCGCTGCCTTCGACGTAGGTCACCGTGGCGCCCGCGTTGGTGATTACCACCGTGCCCGGGATCAGGCGCTTGTTGGCCAGTGCAACGTAGCCGTTCAGCGCCGCCGTCGCGTCCTCGTCCACCACCGTGCCGGTCGATCCGGTCTCGCCGGTGTACTGCTCGAAGTACAGCCGGGTCGGGCTGGTGTCGATCGTGGCGAAATCGAAGATGCTGGTCGCAACCAGCACCGGCGTTGCCGCTGCGATGATCGCCCGCGAGACGCTGTACGGCAGGTTGAGATCCGCCGTGGTTTCGGCTTCCTCGAACGCGCGCGCTTCCTCAGCCAGCTGGCGCTTGAACACCTCATCGAAACGCTCCAACACTTCCCGGGTGAAGCGTGCATTGACCAGGTCATCCGCTGGTTTGCGGTACATGCCGCGCTTTTCCATGTGCTCGAGCAGCTCCAGCGATCCGCGGATATGCCCCGGCTGGTTGCCCGGGATCTCGATCACCCCACCCTGCGGGCGGAAGCCCATCCCGGCCAACTTGGCATCCGCGACAATTTTGGTGTACTCCTTGCGCTTGGCCTCGACCAGCGCCTTGACCGCCTCGGGAGTGTCCGGCTTGGCGTCGCGCACTGCCTGGACAAAAGATTCGTTCAGCTTGCCGTAGGGCAGCTCCTTGGTCTGCTCGGCAATCGCCTCATCGACCGCCTTCTGCGCGCTCTGGGAATCCAGCTGCTTTTTGGCATCCACAGCCTCGCTCAGCGCTTTGGCCAGGTCGGTTGCCTCGTCGATCCCCAACGACTGGCGGATCTTGCTCTCCAGCAGTTGTGCCTGCTCGTCGGAGAGTTTCTTCACATCTTCCGCGATCAGTCCGCGGAACAGCTCCGGGTGCTCCCGGATGATTTTTAGGATTTCTTCAGGATCCATGGTTTCCTCCACATTGGATTTAGATTCAAAAAGGATGACGGCCGCGTTCGGGTCGCTCGGCTCGATCACCAGGTCGTAACCGGTGATCCTCAGCCCAGTAACTTCCTCGACCTGCTGGCCGTTTTGTTTGACGATTTTCGACTGGCCGTATGCGCGCTGTGAGATGCCCGGCATCACCCCGCCCTCCATCAACGCCAGGATATCCCTCCCCTTGCTTGTCTCCAGAATGTGTCCATCAAGGACCGTCGGGCGTCCGTCGAATGAGACCGTATCCCATTTGACGACTGTTT